TGGATAAGTACAAGAATGACCCCGCCAAGACCATGATAATGTCTAGCGGTAAGCCGGCAGTCGAGGTTAACTTTAAGTTCCCCCTCGACTATGGCCCTACTGACAATGAGGATTATAACTACGTCCTGTGTGGCTACCTCGATAGAGTTGTGGAGTACAACCAAGAAGTCCTGCCAATAGATTACAAGACTACGACCTCAACCCCAGGCGATTACTACTGGAGTCAGTTCGACCCTAACAACCAGCCTAACAACCAGATGACCCTCTATGTCCTCGCCTGTCAGGTAATCTTCGAAGCCCTAGTCAAGGGTATCATCATTGACGCTGCTCAGGTTATGGTTGACTCCTCGCGCTTTACCCGAGGCATGACGTATCGAACTAGGGACCAGCTTGAGGAGTGGCTTAACGATCTCTCAATCCACCTTCGTCGTGCGGTCGAGTACGCTGAAACAGGTTACTGGCCCATGAATGATACCGCCTGTGACAAATACGGCGGTTGTCGCTTCCGTGAGGTTTGTTCCAAGGCTCCTGGTATCAGACAAAAGTATCTTGAGTCAGAATTCGAGAGAGGCGAACAATGGAACCCGCTGAAGCCAAGGTGATGCTAGCAATCGGGAGGTTTCCAGTTGTAGAAGTGGTATCAGAAACCGCCTTCAGAGTTAAGCTAGGCCCAGGTACAACCTTCGTTCTACACGTTCGAGGCTTTAAGCACAGCGTCAAGCCCGATGACATGATCCACTTATATGCAGAGGTCCCCTATGCCCCTACTCAGTCAACATCAGTCCAATGAATACACTAAGATGATGGTCCTGGGTGATCCAGGATCAGGCAAGACAGGAGGCCTAACCTCATTAGTCGAGGCTGACTACTGGTTAGGTATCCTCGACTATGATAATGGCTTGGATTCTCTCAAACAATTCATTCGACATAAGTGTCCAAGCAAAGAGAACAATGTTGAGTATGTTACCTTGCGTGACAGATATAAAGCCGGTCCGGAAGGGCCTGTTATAGTTGGCCAAGCCACAGCCTTTGCTAATGGCCTTAAGCTATTAGACAAGTGGACAGACGGTAGTAATCCAGCTGAGTGGGGATCGAATAAAATCCTAGTCATCGACTCCCTAACTATGATGGCAAAGGCTGCGTTTGATTGGCGAGAGCAGATGGTGGCTGGCCAGGGTAAGAAGTATGACCAGCGAGCAGTCTACTATGATACTCAGAAAGTAACAGAAAAGACCTTAGGCAATCTAGCCTCTGAATACTTTCGAACTAATGTAATAGTCATAACACACATTAGCTATTCGGAGGATGGTGAGACGGGAATAAGGAAGGGCTATCCTAAGTCTATCGGCTCTGCCTTAGACACATGGATAGGGGCCTACTTCAATTCTTTGGCCCTAGTTCAAACAGGACAGGGAGGCAAGCGAGTTATCAGAACAACATCAACACCTGCTATTGAATTAAAGAACCCAAGGCCGTTTGCAATGGCCCCTCAATACCCTATCGATACAGGCCTAGCAGACTTCTTTGCGGTATTACGTGAGCAACCCAAAGAGAGGAGAGAACCAACCCAATCAAGACCACAGCTAGTTAACAAACCCACCGTAAGGAGAGCTTGAAATGGCTAAGCAAGCAGTAGAACGTAGCTTCGAGTCCGTTCTCGACACACCGTCAACGGAAGTTACTCGTCCTAGGCCTTTGCCTGTAGGAACCTATCTCTGCATGGTTAAGGGCTTGCCACGTATCGACAAGTCAACCCGTAAGGGTACTGAGTATTCTGAGTACACCCTCCAGGTTATGGAACCTGCTCAGGATGACGATGGCAACAACCTTGACGTTGATGCCGAAGACCTCAAGCTGGCTCTCACTAAAGCCAATGGCGATGTGATAGCCTTGCGGGATCGTACTCTCAGGCATACCTTATTCCATACTGAGGATGCCTTATGGAGGCTCAAGAAGTGGCTCAACGATCTTGAAATCCCCGAGGAGGACGAGGATGGTAATGTCAGAACTATCAGGGAGCGCATGCAAGACGTGCCAGGAAAGCAAGTGTTCTGTCATGTCAAGCATGTGCCTTCTGAAGATGGCGAGTCTGTGTACGCTAACATCGACAAGACTATAAAGATTTCGTAGCCGGGTAAGATTGTCAGTCTCCAACCGGCTGCGAAGGGGCCAGGGGGTCGCTTGGGGCTCCCTGGTCCCACTCCTTGAGGTACGCATGACACCGGATGAATGGCTTGCCTTAGTAGTAATGTTGCAGCAGCAATCTGCTGTGTGCATTGCTAAAGAGGATCGGAAGTTTCTAGCCAAGATGGTTAACATTCTCACTATTGATGATCCATCTGAGCCCCTCGCTTGGCAGCGCAAGTGGATACTAACCTTAAAGAAAGAATGCCGATTATGAAAATGGCATTGATCGGCGAAGCTTGGGGCGAGGTAGAGGAACGGGAGCGAACTGCTTTCGTTGGGCCCACAGGCCACGAGCTTAACCGAATGCTTAGTGAAGTTGGTATCAGAAGGATCGACTGTCTGTTAACTAATGTGTTTAACCTCCGGCCTCCAGGCAATAAGATTGAAGCCTTATGTGGCTTTAAGCACGAAGGTATTCCAGGCTATCCGGCTATCTCTAAGGGCGGTTACATTCGCAAGGAATATGCCAAAGAACTTGATCGCCTAGCCGACGAGCTAGAGGAGGCTAACCCTAATGTCGTGGTCTGTCTCGGCAATACCGCAATGTGGGCAATGCTTGGGAAGACTTATATTAGCAAGCTACGTGGCGTCGTACAATTATCATCCCATACTATCGAAGGTTTCAAAATTCTACCCACCTATCATCCAGCAGCGATATTTCGACAATGGTCTCTTAGACCCATCACAGTGCTTGATCTTATGAAGGCCAAGCGTGAAGCTGAGTATCCTGAAATTCGTAGGCCTAAGCGTACAATTTGGATTGAACCAACAGTGGAGGATATTCGTGACTTCGACCGATGTTATATCCAATCATGTGAGAAGCTTGCTGTTGATATTGAAACAGCTGGAGATTGTATTACAACAATCGGATTTGCCCCCAACTCAAGCCTTGGCCTCGTCATTCCGTTCTATGACCCAAGACGATCAGGTAGAGCTTATTGGCCTAATGTATCTGTACAGCGTCAGGTGTGGCGTATTGTCTCCAACATTCTCACGAGCCCAATTCCTAAAACATTTCAGAACGGGCTCTTCGATATCGCCTTTCTCTGGCGGGCCTATCGAATCAGAGTAATGAATGCCGACGAAGATACCATGCTCCTCCATCATGCTTTGCAGCCTGAAGCACTTAAGGGCCTAGGCTTCCTTGGGTCAGTCTATACCGATGAAGGAAGCTGGAAGCAGATGCGGGAGCGCAAGACAACTATCAAGAGGGATGATTGAAAATCATAGAAACCCATAAGCTAGGCCCGACTTCCCTTAACCCTACCGAGCGGGCCTGGGTCTATAACGGTCTCGATGCCTGTGTCACAGCCGAGGTCTTGGAGGTTCTGCTACCTCAATTAGATAGTCGAACCTCTGCCACCTATGCCTTTAGCAAGGCGCTTCAAGGGCCTGTTCTCGACATGCGCCTAAGGGGCGTCAGGATCGACATGGTTAGGAGGGCTGAGGTCGTCGAAGAATACTATCAGACTCTCGATCGTTTAGAGCTAAACCTCGAACGCATAGTTAGAGAAGGCTGCGACTTCGTTGGCTTTAACTGGCGCAGTCCTAAAGACCTTAATCGATTATTCTACAATATCTATCAAGTCCCTCCGATCATCAATCGTAAAACTGGCTCGGCTACAGTCAACCGCGACGCTCTTGAGAAGATAGCAGAATGGGATATCGCTAAGCCTGTAGTGGCACATCTTACAGAAATGCGGGATATAAAGAAGCGAATGGACGTTGTTAAGACAGAGGTAGATCATGACGGTAGAATACGCACTTCCTACAATATCGGAGGCACTAACAGTGGGCGCTTTAGTTCTTCTCTTAGTGAATTCGGTACTGGTGGCAATCTCCAAAACATTGAGGAAAGCCTTAGGCAAATCTTTATTGCAGACGAAGGAATGAAGCTGGCTAACTTTGATGCTGAACAGGGAGAGAGCCGTGTAGTCGGAGCAATCGAATGGAACCTATTCCACAAGGGCGACTACTTAAATGCTTGTGAGACTGGCGACCTTCATACAATGGTATCCAAACTGTGCGAACCAGATTATGGCTGGACCGGTGATCTAGATAAAGACAGAGAGATTGCGGAGAAGCCATATTATCGGCATCACTCATTGCGAAAGCTATGCAAATCCATTGGTCATGGCAGTAACTATATGGGTAAGGCAGTTACCCTTAGTACCTTATACAAGATAGAAATCCCGGCCATCATTGCTTTTCAATCCAGATACTTTAAAGCCTTCCCCGCCCATGAGATGTGGTGGGATTGGGTTGGAGAACAGATTAGGTCACATGGCCTATTAGTATCTTTTGCAGGCCGGAAGCGATGCTTCTTTGGCCGTAGAGACTCTGACGATGTGCTTCGTGAAGCGATCGCCTATGACCCTCAAGGATCACTAGCTGACATAGTAAACCAAGGCATGATCCGTGTCTGGTTAGCCAACGATTGTCAGCTGCTAATGCAAAATCACGACTCGATTTTAGTGCAGTATCCACAGGAGGAAGAAGATGAAATCGTACCCAAGATCCAAAAGTGGTTGTATCATGAAATCCCCCTCAAGCACGATCGAACGCTAACAATCCCCTATGGCTGTAAAACCGGCTGGAACTGGGGAGAGTTCAGCGAAGCAAACCCAGACGGACTTAAGAAGTATAAGCCCGGCGATAAACGGACCAGGACGCCGCAAGTGTCCCTCCTGGATCGACGGGTTCGTTGAACACACTTCCAACCTAGAGTCGCCTCCAATCTATCGCAAGTGGTCTGCGATCACGATGATTGCTGCGGTATTGGAGCAGAAGGTATGGGCCGATACAGGCGGGAACCTATATCCAAACCTATATGTATTCCTTGTAGGCGAGCCAGGGATAGGTAAGAGCCGAGCGATTACAACCGGGGCGAATATCATTCGAGATGCTCTACCCGAAATCTATTTTGGTGCAACCTCCATGACTAGGGCCTCGCTCAGTGATTACATGACCGAGGCTAAGCGCTTCCTTCCAAACATCCCATATGCTCCAATAGAATATAACTCAATGGTTATTGTTGCAGATGAGTTCTCAGCCTTTATGCATGAATACGATACAGCCCTAGTTGCAGCCTTAGTTGAGTTCTATGATGTTAATCCATATTCCGAAGGTCGACGAGTGTCTAAGATTAGGATCACGATCAAGCGGCCACAGCTTAACATGCTAACTGGCTCTACGCCATCCAACCTTATGCACACGATGAAAGATTACGTATGGGATCAAGGCTTAATGTCTAGGGTTATAATGATCTACGCCAATGAGCGACCGTTGATTGATGTATTCAATGCCCCTAAATCAGAAAAGCCTAAGGACTTAATCCACGATATCAAAGTCATCAATACTCTTCAAGGTCAGTTTGAAGCTACAGAGGATTTCAAGAGGGCGATGCATAACTGGAAGTTGCTTAGTCAAGCCCCTGCCCCAGATCATCCAAGGCTCAAGCATTATTGCACCCGTCGCTGGGCGCATCTAATGAAGCTTTGTATGATAGCCTGTATTGATCGCAAGAATGAATTGATGCTCGATGTTGAGGACTTTAATCGAGCGATGGGCTGGCTGATCGAAGCTGAGCTAGCTATGCCCTTTATCTTCCAGGTTGGTACTATTACCCCGGATAGTCGGGTAATGGAAGACATCGCACACTTTGTCAGCCAGCACCCGAAGGGATTACCAGAGCATCTGCTAGTCAACTTTGCTCGTCAAAGGGTGGCACCCCAGGCTATCAGACATGTACTAGAGGCAATGCAGACATCTAAGATGATTGTGGCTGTGGCCGATGCTAAGGGATCAAGGAAGTTTACTAAACCATAACTATTCCATCTACGTAGTCCTGCACCTGCTTCAGCATCTGATCCGCTGCCTGTTTAATCTCAACCTCTCTCCTACCCACTGGTCCATAATGCTGTCGTAAGTTCCTCAGCGTTATGCCACAAACCTCTGCCGCATACGCTGGCAAGTTCTTCGACATTTCCTGGTGCTGATACCCATCGCCGCTACCATAACATTCCCACTGGCTACTGGAACAACTCACTCCATCTTGGAATGGGTCTATAAAGCCTTGCGGGTTACCGGTTGCGCCGCCCCTATCGAAGTCATCAAACAGTGTATCAAATTGATCTGAGCAACCATGTGCATCCCAACTTGTCTGCCACGCACCAGCTTCCGTTGTGTCCGATGGTGGACCGTAATACCCAACCGGAACGCTTTCATCTCTGCCACAGCAATGCTCACCACTTGATTCTCTCATCCCCAATCCGAGGATATAGACCCACAAATGCCGCAGCGTGTCAGGCCCATCTATACTGTTGTCCATTCCTACCTGATCGAACCTGCCCTTCTCCCACGACAACACATCCTTATCACTATTGTGTGTATTAGCCTTAGCCATCTCTACCGCCGGCGGATAACCTNCCTGCCACTGGCGATAAGTATTAGCGAACGCTAGCGCAACTCCCATAGTATAACCGCTAGGTGCCTTGCCTCGGTCGTCCCAACTGTAATTAGCGATCGACGAAGTCGAAGCTATGTCCTCGATGTTCTTTTGATCTGCGCTTGGTAGCGGCTTTATCACCCACGGCTTCGGTGGTACTGGCGGCGCCTCACTGTCCAACGCACCCCAAGTATCTGGACCACATATTCCATCTACATCCAATCCCCTAGTTCCTTGATAATCCCGCACAGCAGAATCAGTCATCGAGCCGAATATCCCATCAATATCAAGGTTGCAATTAGGAAGCTGGTGGTTGAGGTCCCGCTGTAACTCTATCACAAATGGACCCTCGTCGCCTTCCCGCAGCGTTGGCTTATCAGTCATTGTTATCTCCCTTGTAGTGACTTAAGTTTGTCTATGTCCTCTTCACGTTTCTCCAATGCCTTCTGCATATCAATATAAGCCTTGCGTGCCTGCTTCACACCATTAACCGCCCTTGCTGGCTGACCAGTAGCATCTCTAAACCACACAGCTATTAGATGCTCAACCTGCTCACGATAAGCATTGTCGATAGCCTCTTTGTCTAATTCGATTAGCCGCTCGTCATACTTCGATGGTATGAAAGGTTCTTCTGCACTCGCTAGCACAAAGTCCTCTGATGTTACGTACCAGCCTCCAGTCAAATATCCAGCAAGTGCAACCGCAAGTAAGAGGGTTATAACAGCAACCCCGGAGAGAACAATAGGCCGGTTCATTGCCTTCGCTCTGGATGTATAGTTCCACTCCTATACGCCCTTATCCAATCAAATGGCCCTTTAGGATGCTCTAGATTATTCATCCATCGCTGATAGAATTTCAGCACCCTACCCATTTCAGCATTGGTGTAGCCTGTAAGTATGCCAGTTACGATCATTGTATGCAGTAGAGTATTCCCTGCATCCCTTCTGCTAAACATCCCGGTGCCTTTAGACATATCCCTACCTAGCTTGTGGAATTCCTTAAACATCGTCCCGACCATTCCAGCTGTAGGCTCTGCATGGTTCATTAAGCCATGGACGAAGTCTCTAGGTCCAATCAATGACGCAGCCATATCAATGGCTATCATCTTAGCCGCCTTTGTACCCCATGAATCCTTATCACTACCCACATACGGAGTTACTAGCTCCTCAACAACAGCAGGAATTATCACATACGATACAATGCCCCAAACGATATCAGGCGCGAACTTCTTCATAGCAGTCAGATCACCGCCTCTAGCCTCTCTAATGCTGTCCCTAGCCTTCCAGGCGATTTCATATTGCTTCTGTAGCATATGACTAAAGAATCCATAAAGCGAAGTATATGTTCTGCCCAAGGCATTGGTCCGCATTATATTAGGCAGGTTGGTTATAGCCGATGATCCATGGGCTCGCCTAACAGCACGGTCGGCCTCGAATATCGCTTGGCCCTCATCAACTCCACGCTCCAACGCTTCTTTGTATTTCGCTAGCCAGGTTGGCACTGATGATAGCATATCGGAGAATGAGACAGGCTTAGAGCCCCACCGAGTCATAACTGCCCTAGGGCCAGTTTTCATTAGGGTCAGGTCTCGCTGTCTACCAGAAATCATCTCCTCCCATCTCGTCCACCTTCTCTGAAGCTCTTCGCTTCTATCCATTGCATATTGCCAGTTATTCTTACCTGTCTCTTCACTAGACATCATCAAGCCAGCGAACTCCTTCAACCATCTTTTAGTTCCAACCTCCCGCATACTGTTGAAGCCCGCTGTCATACCGTGCTTCATAACGGTATTCAAGTTAAACCCAATCATGGTGCTGATTAAGTTCTGTCTCAGATACTCCAAAGCAAAGCTGGCCGGGTCGTTGGCATGGTTGGTATAATTAGCTACATCCTTTAGAAAAGGAATAAACTGAGCCTCAATCTCCTCTCCATAATACCGCTTCATATAGGCTCGCCACTTAGGATTATAAAAAACCTTAGCGGCTTGAAGCACTGCTGGCCTAAACGATATATCGTGAATCATCTGCTTCATGCGTTGAGGGATAATATCCATGTTCAATTCAGTGAGGTCAACGTACTCAGTCCGGGCCTTAGTATAAGCCTGAGAAGTGTTAGCCCTATAATAATTCTCGTCCTCTAAGAACTTAGGCCCAAGTGCCCCTTCCTCATCAAGAGCTAACCTGCTATATTTAATTGGATTATACCAGCCCTTATATGTTCCATGTCTCACGGTAAATGGAACGATATCAATCTTCTCTACTGGTACTCCGTGGATTTCCATTGACATGTTATCGGCTAACTTAACCAGCCTAGTGAATAGATGGCCAATCTTCTGCATTCTATCCCAGTCAGCCTTAGTGGTTCGTTCCTCTAACCATCTAAGTGTCGTTGCTTCATCAAGCCCATATCCCTCAAGTAGCTTGGCCCTACTGCTAGGACTGCCCCAATACGCCAAGATACCAAGGACATTCCGGTGCCTAAGGTCATACGCATCGCCAGTTATAGGATCACGGAATAGGGTGTTATCGACCTTCCTATCTAACTCTCTGGTAGTAAGGTCTCTAGCAACTCTAAGCAGGGCCTGTTGATAGAACCTTAGTAACCTCGCTTCACGATTAGCAGACTCAGCCAACGGCCTGACCACAAACTGATTATGGACTCCTGAAGGATCATCTTGATCAATTCGATTTAACATAGTCTCTGCCGTCAGACTTTGTGCCCTATAGCTCCTAAGTGCTGACCTAATCGGCTGACGCTTACTTATGTCAATCTTTGCCTTACCAAGCTTCTCTACCTTGGCTGTCATCTTATCTTCTACAATATCCTTAACCTCATAAGCCATACCCTCTCGATAAATCGTCCCTTCATCCCTAGCATTAGTAATCAGGCTAGTTAGCGATCTATGAACCTGCTCGAACTCACCACCTGTCATCTGCTGCACTGGCTTACGCCAATTAGGGTCAAGTAAGAAATCCGGAACCTCAATTGACTTAAGCATAGCCTGTTTGTTAGCGATGAACTTATCCAAGGTCCCGGTCTTACCTTGTGTGATAGCATCCTGTATATCGGCTATTGATCGAGTTGACTCCTTAAGCTCACTGATCCTCTCCATGATCTGATGAACATACGGCATATATGGTGCAGCAAGCGGATTATCATATCCCTTAGGTTCTCGAGCATTAAATTGCTTCATCTTTCTGTTAAATTGATCTAGCGACTTAAGAATTCTACCAGCCTCCTTATTCATCAAGCCAGCCATGTACTGAACCTGTGACCATCTAAAAGCTTCAACCCAGTCCTGCTTAAGGAAAGCTTGGATCATTCTTCGCCCAGCAATACCGGCATCCTTTAGGTACTTATCTC